GCTTTAATTGTTGCAGGTGATTTAGCAGGTGATGCCACAAGACAAAAAGAAGAGTTAATAAAACAAAGAGGTGAGCAATTAGCCAAAGATAAAGAATATTTTAGACAACGAGCTGACTTATTATTTGCAAACAGACAAGAACAGTACAGAGTAAACGCTGAAGAAACTGGTGCAATGAATGATGCTTTACAAAGTTTAGCTTCTTCATCAGCTCTTGGAAACACAAAAAGAGAAATAGCTTTAGGTGCGTTAGCTGTTAAAGGTATCATACCTTCTACTGGTACAGAAATAAAACCAGGTAGTGGTTTAGATTTACAGATACAAAATGAAATGGCTAGAATTCAAGAAGTAGTAGGAGAAGATGGAAAAGTTACAGGTTATAAATACATTGGTGATGCTATGCCTGTTAAACCAAAACTATCAGATTTTTATGATGAAAATTTAGTTACTCAAGCTGAAGAAGATATAGCTAAAGGAACTTATTCTACTTTATCTCAAAAATTATTTAAGAAAGAAGACAAAGGTGCTGATGCTTTAGCACAACTACAAGCAGATATGAACGATGGATATCAAAAAGCTATTGATTCTCCGTTCCGTAGTAGTGATGAAAGAGTAGAAGTAGATTTTAAAGCTAGACCAGAATCTTCTGATGAAGAAGGAACAGTTGCTGGAACAGCTATAATTAGTAAAAACTCTGGTCAAACTATAAACTTAAATATTCCAGCTGCTTTTCCTTTAATATATCAAGATGATGACTCTCTTACATCTGACCAAAAAAGTGATAAAGCATCACAAACAGCTATTTTTAACAGAATAGAAAGTAATTTTAAATCTCAAACAGATGACCAATCTAGTGCTTTTGTTCAAGATACATTTAATGCTATTCAAGCTACTCTTCCTAAAGCTAAGTTAGAAATTCTTTCTGATTATGCAGGAAGTAAAGTATTAGGAACTAAAGCAGAGGGTGCTCATTTATATAATAGAACTCAAACTTTAATAATGGAAATAGCAGAAGCTAATTATCATAAAGCTGGATGGGAAACGGGTAAGGATTCTGATAATAATAAAGGTGCATTACTTCAAAGATTAGAATTTGAATTACCTAGAAGAATTATTTCTTTAGATACAAATATGCCTGTTTTCCCTGATTTTGGTGACCCAGTAGCAGGAACTTATGTTATTCCTGCACATATTTTACCTCTTTATGTTGGTTTACCTGATAAAGTAAAGTCAATAGACGGTACAGATGTAATGATGGATACTATGCCATACTTACAAGAAGAGCTAAATAAAACTTTAGAACAATTTGGAGAAGATGACAAAAAAACAATGGCTGCTATTGCTCCTATTTTAGATGCTAAAGTTGCAGAAATATTATATCCTCAAGAAGAAGCAAATGAAATTAAATCTGAAATTCCAACTGTTTCTGAAGATGGTCAAGAATATACTATAGGTGGTGAAACAGATTCATTTAAAAATTTACAAAATGAAATATCAAAAATGGATGAAGCACAAAAAAGTGCTATACCTTCTTCAGTTATGGAACAATATAATATTTGGTTAGGAACTCAACAAACTGAAGTTGCTACTGCAGGTGCTCCAGAAGTAGTTGATAAAAAATCTGTAGATAATCAAATGCAAGAAATTGTTCCAGATGTTTCTAAAATGAATTTATCTGAAGCTATGGAAAAAAATTTAGTAACAGTTGATTATCTTAATAATTTATCTTACGAAGCTCCAGGTGGTTCTCAACAAGAAATGTTTAGAACTGGAGGTAATAATATGATGAATGTTGGAGACATTATAACTACTAAAGATGGTAAAAAATATGAGTCATATCCTGACACTGTAAAAAATGAATTTGACCGTGACGTAACTACTATTAGATTTAGACCAATCACAGAAGAATAATATGGATAATAATAATAGACCTTTCTACATGAAGAGTTTAGAGAGTTCTTCTGTAGAATCTCCTATAATAGAAGAAAAAGAAGAAAAAGATAATAACAGACCTTTCTATATGAAAGAAGCTGATACTAGTGTTGTTTCTCAACCTAGTATAGATGAACCTACTGCTTTAAGAAAAGCTCAGTATGGTGCTGCTCAAGAAACTTATTTACTTGGTGATATAGGTAGACTTACATATGCTGCTTTTAGTCCTAAAACTATACAACAAATAGAAAGAGAAAGACAGCAAAAAATATTTGAAGAGTTTCCTGAATTTAAAGATGGTAAATATGACGCAGATGGAGCTGTATTGGGTGGTCGTGCATTAGTTATGGTTACTGACCCAGTTTATTTAGCTATGCCTTGGGCAAGAGCAGCTCAAGCAGGAAGAGCTTACAAAGGATATAAAAAATATGCGGCAGCTACAGCAGCTACTGCAGGTTTAGGAGCAGCAGTTGGTGGTGGTACTACAGCCCTAAAAAAAGGTGCAACTGGTCAAGAATTAACAGGTAGTGATATTTTATTTGGAGCTACAGCAGGTGCTATTCTTTCTCCTGTAGCTATGGGTGTTAGTGCTGGTGTAAGTAAAGTTGCTGGTAAAGTAGCACCTAAATTTTTTGGTGGTGATAAATTAAAAAAAGAAGCTGTTGAAGAATTACTAAAAAAGAATCAAGTTCAAAGTTTAAACTTATCACAGAAACAATTAGACCAAGTTAAAAAAATAAGTAGCCTTCCTGAAATAAAAAGACTATTTAAAGAACTTGCTGCAGAAGATAATAACTATATTAAATTTATTTTACCTCAACAAAATATAATAAAAAAGATAAATGAGTTAGGTTTAAAATCTGATGACCCAAAAGCTTTAGAAACTTTAATAAAAAATTTAAGTTCAGCTGAAGTAAAACTTTTAAAAGAAGCAGGAATAAAAAAAGCAGGTCCAAATTCAGTTGCTAGAGCACTAAATAAACAAATTAAACTTGGAATAGAACGACAAGCTAAAAAAGAATATGATTATAATGTAGCTGTAATAGAACAAATACATGCTATAGGTGGTTTAAAATCTCAATTAGGAAGAATAGCAGCAATTAACTTAACAAGACCAATCATAGGTGCTGGTATGGGAGCTGGTGCTGGAGTTATATGGGCTGATTCAGAAGATGGTTTTCAAAATTATGTAGCTGCTGGAGCTATGTTAGGTGGTATCAGTAGAGGACTAAGAAGTGGAATGTTAAAAGGTATTCCAAAAAATACTCAGATAGAATTCTCAACTCAACTATTAAGAAATTATATAAGTAATTTTGGAAGAGTACTTGAAGGAGCTAATAGATTTAATTTAGGATTAGCAACTAGTCAATCTACAAAACTTTCTGCAAGGGGTGGAGTGGTAGATGAGTTTTCTACTATGATGTTTCCTAAATTTGATACCACTGTAAGACTAGACGCAGCAGGTAGAGTTATAAAAGGAGAAGGTGCGAGACTTACAGGATATTCACAAAATATAGAATCATCTACTCAAAAAACATTTCAAACGTTTGTAAGAGCTATTTATGGTAAAGACGGAGTTCTTCGTAATACCACATTACAACAACAAGAAGAAGCACTTGCTATTGTAAGAGGAGCAAAAGGAACATTTTCAAAAGAATCTCAAGACTTAGCTGTAAGAATAAAAGATTTTTTAGGAAGCTTTAGAACTTACTACAATCAAGTAGGTATAAAAGAGTCTGAAATTATAGCTAATTACTTTCCAAGAAAAATTAATTTTGCAATAGTTAATAAATCTGAAGAAAGTAAAAAAGCTTTTTTAAAAGATATGGGAAAAGTTTTCCAAAATATAACTAAAAATGCTAGTGAACAAAATCCAATTAAAATAAGAACAAAAGCAGATGGTACTGACTTTAATGTTACTAAACCACTAACACCAGCAGAAGCTAAAAAAGCCGCTGAAAAATATTTTGAAGGACAAACAGCTTCGTTTGAAAGACAACTGTTAGATAAAACTGCATCACAATTAACAGACCCCAAATCTAAATCTAAATTTATTTTACCTCTCAGTGAACACATTAATAAAGAAAGAATACTTCAAGGTTCTTATGATGATGTAGAAAAAATAATGGAAAAATATTTAATAAATGATGTGGGTGCTGTTCTTTCTGATTTAGTAAGAAATAGTGTTAAGTCTGTAGAGTTTGCTAGAAAATTTGGAGCTGAAGGACAGTTATTAAAAGGATATTTCACACGACTTAATGAACAATACAAAAAAGAATTTGGTGTTACAAAAATAGATGATTTATCTTTATCTGCTAAAACAAAATTGGATGGTGATAAAGAAGCTATAGTTAATGCTGTTAATTCTTTTTTTGGTAGACACGGAAGAGTTGGTAGTCAAGTTGAAAGAAATATTATAGCTACTCTTTCTACTCTTGGTAACTTTACTATGATGGATAAAGTTACTATAGCCAACCTTGGTGATTTAGTTCAACCTATGCAAAACAGTAGATGGTTTGGTTCTTGGTTACAAGGAGCTTATAGAACTTCACTAAGAGCTAGAAACGAAAAAGGTGGAGCACAGGCTTTAGCAATAGCAGATGATAATTTAGCTAGAACTTTAATGAGAGATATGTTTACTGGTGCTGAGCAAGGTGGATATACTAGATACTTAGATTTAATTGGTAAGTCTAATGAAAAGTTTTTTAAGTATATAGGATTAGAAGGTATAACTAGTCTTGCTAGAAGATATGCTTTTAATGTCGGTTTAGTTGATGGTCACAAAACAGCTAGAGCTTTAGCTATAAAAGCACAACAAAATAATGCTAAATCTTTAGATGAGTTACAAAATATAGATAGAGTTACTCTTGAAGACATAAGACATTTAAGTACTTTAGGTATTAATTCTTTTGATGATATACTTAAAATAGGTTCTTTTAGAAATCTTGATGATGCTCTTGGTGATGATGTAGCTAAATCAATACTAAATAAAATAGGTTCAAAGACTGCTGATAGAGACGCTATTATACCAACTGTAGGAAACAGATTACTTTTTACACAAACAAGAAATCCTCTATTAAGAATACTAGGTCAGTTTAGTTCTTGGGCACAAGCAAAATCTTCACAAACAAATGCTCTTATAGCCAGAGCAGAAAGTGCTGAACAAGCTCAACTATTTAGAATGTTAGGAGCTTTAACTGTTTATGGTGCTATTTATAATTTAAGAGAGTTTGCAAGATACGGTGAAATTAAAACTGATGTAGAAACAGATACTGATAAGTGGCTTGGACATGCTTTAAATTTATCTGGTAATCTAGGATGGCTACCTACTAGTGTCTTAAATCAAACTGTTGGTTATGGTTCTGAAAATGTATTAGAATTTTTTCCAGGAGCTAGTATTATAAATGATATAGGTCAAACAACAGTGGGGGCAATAACTGGAGATTATGATAAAGCAGTTAGAAATCTTTATAAAGTAATACCACTACCAACAATAAGAGCAGCTTTAGATAGAGCTGGTGTTCCATTTGTAATATATAAAGAACCATTTAACTATCAACAACAAATAAAAAGACAATCTGCTTCTAGACCTGGAGACTCATTAAGGTATAACAAAGGTGGATATGTTAAACAATTAATAACTAAACTTAAGGAAAATAATTAATGACTCAAATGTCAAGTAAAACATTATTATCACAGTTTGCTCAACCAACTCGTCGTGTAAGTTTTTTAGATGAGTTTATGAGAGTAGGAGATAGAGCGTATGGTAAACTTAATACAGGTGTTTCTAAACTATCTTCTTATGGTAGTCCAGGATATTCTAGACAAAGTCCTTTAGATACAATAGAATACTTTGGAAAGATAAGTGCTAGTAAAGGAGCTAATGTAGATGCTGAAAAGTTTAAAGAAACTATTAGAAAAGCAGAAGGACTTAAACTTGAACCTTATAAAGACAAAGATAAATTTTCTATAGGTTATGGACACTTGTTAGTAGATGGTCCTACTGGTAATATTTCTGTTGATAGGATAGATAAAAAAGATGCAGAAGCTTTACTAGAAAAAGATGTACAAGTAAGATTAAAAGAAGTTAATCGTTTACTACCAGACTTTAAAAACTTTCCAGAAGACGCACAACAAGCTATCTTTAGTGAATATTATAGGGGTTCAATAGGTCAAAGTCCTGTTACTCGTGCACTTATAAATGCAGGTAGATATGAAGAAGCAGCAAAAGAATTTTTAAATAATAAAGAATATATAAATGCTGATAAAAATAAACAGGGCGGTATTAAAAAAAGAATGGAAGCTGTATCAAAAGCTTTGATTAATATGTCAGAAAAAAAATTTCTTAATGATATTATAGTTCCAGAAAGAAAACCTCAAATGAATGAGGGTGGTTCTGTTAAAAAACAAATGGCAGAAGCTTTAAATGAAGACGCACCAAAGGGAGAAAGATTAGCTTATATTAATCCACAAGAAGAAAAAATGTTAAGGGATGCAGGTGGTAGTGGAGAATTAACAGAGGCAGGTATACCTAGTTATAGAGGACACCACGGTGGTGGTGGTGGTGGAAGTAGTAGTTCTGGTAGTAATAAAGGTAATAATAAAGGTGGTAATAAAGGTGGTAATAAAAGTGGTAAAGGACAAGGTGGAAGTTTAAGAGATAGTGGAATGGTACAAGGTTCATCTGGATATGGCCCAGCAGGTGCGGGTGGACAGGCACAAGGACCTAGTGGTAATCAAGGTGGTAATCAAGGTGGTAATCAAGGTGGTGGACAATTATTAAATGAAGCTCAGAAAGAATATTTTGGAGCACAAGAAACTCCTACATTCACTCCAACATATGAAAAAGAAGACGATGATGATACAAGTTTAATTAACGATTTAAAAGAAAAATATACTTTTGATTTGTTTGGTCAACCTTATGTAGGATATAAAAGTTCTGAATCAGGATTTAATATAGGTGTTACAGGAAGTGTTGATTCTGTAGGAGTTGGTGTGGGTATTTCTTTTAAAAAGGGCGGTCTACTAGATAGAAGCTCTAAAAAATAATTGACAATTAAATATTTTTGTGGTATAATAAATATTTGGAGTGGCTATAGGTAGCACTCTAGATGACAACAATAACAACAATAACTTGCTTAATGAAAGGAGTTAATTATGAACCTACCTACAAATAGAAGAGGTCTCGTATTCAACGCAGACCCATTTAAAAACTTAACAGTTGGATTCGATTCTTTATTCGACCAACTATCTTCACTGTCAGACTTTGAAGCACCGAGTTACCCACCTTACAATATTCGTAAGATTGGTAATGATGGTTACGAACTTGAGATGGCTCTAGCTGGATTCAGTAAGAGTGATGTCAATGTTGAAGTTAAAGAAGATACATTAACTGTATCAGCTTCAAAAGAAGGTAAAGATGAAGAGAATAGTTTTCTTCACAGAGGAATAGCTAAAAGGTCTTTCACTCGTAAGTGGACTTTAGCAGAACATCTTGAAGTAAAGGATGCTGAATTGAAAGATGGTATTCTTTTAATTAAGATGAAACTTAATCTTCCAGAAGAAAAGAAAGCTAAAACAATAAAAATAAAATAACCTCGTGTTTGGGGCAGGAGGCATTTTTTGTGCATTTTAGACGAAAAAAAACGCTCTAGGATGCACGAGGATTAACAAATCGGAGGTGTCTAGTACCCTAGCACCCCCCTAAAAAGGAGATAAAATGATAAAAAAGATAAAAGA